GCATACGCTCTGGGATTTCTGCATCAGGCCAGTGCTGCGTAATTGCCTCGCCTTTCATGCGCATACGGCGGTAAACATTATCAACCTTGCCGTGCGCACCCTCTTCGATTGCAACTAGATATTGCGGCACGGCAGTAAAGCGGATCGGCGTTAGCTCGTCGCCGGGCTGCACTAACATGCAGGCCGTGCCAACTGCCAGATCTAGCAAAAATTCACCCATAGCCAAATCAAAATTAGATTGGCGCAAAACGCTAAACATTGTGTCGCTGTACATATCCAGCGCCATCTGTGCTTCAATCTGCCGATCTTCTGGGATTTCTGGCCCCGGCTCTAACCGGCACCACGGCGCATAGGGCGGGAACAAGCCCGACTGGATGCGGTTGGCAAAACGCTGAGTGGCGTTAATAGCGGTACTGTCGAACACGCGGGCCATTTTATTCTGCCCCGGAGATCCACCACCCTCATAATAACCATCATACAGATTGCGCTGGGGCAAACCAAACTCATAACAATCTTCGTAAATCTGCCGCCAATTGTCTTTGCGGCGTTGCGCAATATCGTGACGTTTTAGGATTTCCTCAACACTACGCATTTTTCCTATGCCTCTTCGCAAAATTTCTGGCAGCTTGTTTTGACCCAAAGCCCCACGCACTCAGTGCCTTTTTTAATCTAGTGGGCGAACCATCCGGCTTTTTCTCAGGGCCAGCCATACCGCCAAACCTGCCAGCAAAAGAAACCCGGCGCGGGCCAGTGCCAGTTTTAACCGGGCGCTTTAGGTCGCCGCCGTCTTTAGCTTCGTGATGCCTGCGACCAGCTTCATTTAAGCCACCACCCGGAGCCTGATGTGCCTTCTTAGTCACGCGCTGCCCTCATGTTGTCAATGAGATTTGGATAAGGGCGGCCAGCTTTTTTAGCCGCTCTCATTGCAGATCGTTTTTTGGCTGAAGATAAAGGTTTAGATTTTCCCAAACCCTTTGGGCGTTTCTTATCCCATACCTCTTTTTTCTCTGGCATTACTTACCGTAACCCTTGCCTTTGCCTTTTTTCTTATTCACAGCTTTTTCCTTATGATCCAAGTGTTGTTTTAGTAATTCCAAGTTCTGCATCTGGACGATCAGCAGACAACAGCATACGCTTGCCACCCACCATACGCGCTTGTTTACGCGCTGCAATTGAGGCCGTTTTTTGCTGTTCTTGCGCATCAAGGCGCTGTTGCTGCCTATCTTGTGCTGCCTTCAACTCTGGATCGGGCGCTGGAGCCTTTGGCCTACTAAAAAGATTACCCATTAAAAATACCTCGCATACATCACATAATCATTGCCAGTTGGGCCATAACTACGCATTACGCCCTCTGGTGTGAATTTTAACGCATTTGCCCAGTTGATTGCAAATGAATTATTGCAATCCACAGTAAGCTGTAATCTTTTTAATTTAAGCATTATAGCAATCTTATCGAAATATCTAATAGCACCCCTCGTAAGTGATATAGGATTTGTTGCAACCTTATCAGTCGTCATCATCCAGCCCTCTGCCATACCCGGCCAATGCTTAACAACCCCAAAACAGCAAGCGACCTTGCCGTCTACCATAGCCGTGCAAGACAAATCGTCGTGACCATACTGTTTCAACAACTCAATATAATTAGGGATAGTGTCAAAATTTTCCTTATCCATCGGCCTTAATTCTGCCAGCATTGCATGACCCCAGTGAAAAGGCACAATGGTAACGGCTCGATTGCTAGATAAGTCTTGACGCCAGTTAAAAGACATTAAAATCCATATTAGCAGTGGCCTGCTTAAACTGATTACTAAACTGGCTGTTGCGTGTAATGCTGCGCACCTCACCAGCCCCCAGCATCAAATAGCCAAATGCATCACCAACGTGCGAGTGCTGGTTTTTATTAGGCACATCGCGGAACCGTTCCTGACCCGCACCCACCGCCATACGTTTAAAATGATAACCACCAGCCAAAGATTTGCGAACCTTGACACAAGAGCGATTAACCAGCAGACCCGGCTTACCATCAATCAACCTGTTCATCGGCATAGCACCGGCCTCGCGCCGCACCATAAAGTCGTTGGTGCTGGTTGGCCTAGCGTGAAGGTTCATAGTGCGCAAATGTTCAAACGCCGTTACCTCAAAGATCTCATCACGCTTGACACCCGCCGGATCACCCCAAATCAACACATCTGATTTTGGAAAGTGCTGCTGTATGTCAGCCATCAAATGATGACAGAACCGTTCCAGACCCATATCAAACGCCACTAGCTCATGCACAACGTGCCACCGGCCATTCTGCATCTTCTGCCCAAAGACCGCCGCTGGCGTCAAACCAAAGTCAAGCCCGATATGCACCGGCCAACCCGGCTCAATGTGAACGTCAGCCGACATCATGCTGTCAACAAATTCATGCCAGACCGGCTTGCCGTCCTGCACATAAACATACTGCGCCCCAGCGTAACACTGGATCCAGTCAATACTCTTGCCCGCTAACTGCTGTTCGTAATAACCGGGCGGTAAATTATTTACGTTCTCGGCCTTTGGGTTGTTGATCCAATATTTATCAGCCGAAAAAATAGCATCCTCATGCTCTTTCGTACCCTCAATAACGCCGCCGGGCTGCTTGTAAAACTTCCAAGGATACTTGCCGCGAATAGGATTTTTCTCAGCTAACTGATGCCACCAGTGATCACTATCCATCGGGTTGGTACTCATCCAGACCCCGCGCCAAGTGCAACCGCCATTCGCCCTAGTCGGGAAACGACCGACACGCGACGTTAATCCATCAACCACCGCCTTCGGCAACTCTCTAGCCTCGTCTATGAAACCGCCTGTAAGCTCAAGACTAAGCAGCTTCCGAACATCCCGAGGTTGATCCAACGCCAGAAATATCACCTCACAATCAAGCCCAGCCACGCCATCACGCGGCGGCAGCTTGATGTGATGTGTAATAGGCGGCGACCAACGCATCGGCCCCCACACATTCTCAGGAAATAACTCCTGCCACGTCTTAATCGTCGTCGTGCGTAACTCCGGGTAGCTGTTTCGGATTACTGCAAATCTGGTATATCTGATCCCATCTATCGGTGATGGCTCTTGCTTCACCGCCCGCAACATCACTTCCGCTAATGAACCGAATGTCTTGCCAGATCCCACCGGCCCCATCAATCCACGCACGAAACTGTCGTCTTGCAAAAATTCCCATACTGTTGGACTTTCCGAAAAATCTAAATTCAACCCCGCCAAAGCCTCAGTCGTTGGCTGCTTGCGACGCCGGGGTGATCTGTCTGTTGCTGCTCTAGCTCGCGCCATCATAATCCTCTGGTTCAAAAATAATAGTGGACTCGCCAGCATAATCATCGCTAGTCAACTCAAGCATAGGCCCACTGCATACCGAACAAACAATAGCCTCACCGCCATCATATACCCGGCCCCTAGTCAACTGCTCGCAATATCCACACAATATATCCTGCTTAAAAAACCGGACGCTGATATAATCCTTCATATCAATGACCTTACCCATCATCGCCCTCAATCTCGACGATCTTCGCCGTTGGCCCAGTAATGTTAATGCCAATCATACTTGGCTTCTGATCATTCGCATTAGGCTCTAACAAACCGCGATGCTTCGCCAACAACCGCAGCGCCGACAACTTGTCGTGCATCTCCACCTCAATCTGATTACCAAACTGATTGGGCGTAACCTTAACCTTTTTCACCGCCCGCCGGGCGCGATCCGACAATTGATCACTCGGCGTCAACGTAACCCGCCCCATATCATCCCACTGGATAACATCAGTCGCCTCACCCGCGCCAATCGCCTCTAACTCTTGCACCACCGCCTCGCGACGATCCTCATCACTCGCCGCCAGCGCCGCCCGCTGCTGTCTAATCGTTGGCGTTGTTTTGCCTGACATGCAAACACTCCGATCCTGTTGCGGCATAACCAGCTAGATCCACCCAGCTATCCTGATGATCCGGCGTCGCCGCTAACCTAGCTAACTTCACCCCAGCCATCATCATAGCTACATGCTCTGGCTCAATCTGTATGCCAATAAGCGCCGTCCAAATAATAGCAATGCGCTCGTGGTTCTCCCAAATGCTACCGTAATCCTCGCCGCGATCAGCCACAGTCTCCTTGGCCGCATCCAATAACTCGTATCTGTTCATCTTTCGTCGTCCCTTTTTACATCAATAATTTTTAAACTACATACGCTGCAATCATATTCCCTTTTCTGCGCGTCGTCACGCCGCAATACAATCGCGCTACGACAGCGCGGGCATTGCCGGTTGTTCAACTTCCGCTCAAATGAGCCGTCGCCCTCATCAATCATCAGCCTCTCCTGTTCCCCCACAAGAATAGCACGATGCCCATTCGACGCAACCATAGCCGTCGGGCTGACGTATCCAGCCAGCATCGCAAGAGCGGCACGGTTTGCGCGTTTGAGACGAAAATTTTGTGTGACACCCCCCTATCGCAGTGGGCGATGGCGGGGGGGAAGGGGTCGATTTTTGCGCAGCGGCAGGATCGTTTTTTCCTGCGGCGTACACCGACAAACCAACGTTTGCTGCGCGGTACATCATAGCATAGCCTGCGCAACGTCGTAGAGCGACGGCACCCCTGCCCGCCGCTCAAGCGCAGCGTCACAAGTGTTGAGGGTTGCTGCCCGCACGTCAGCCGCAGTGAAGCCAGCGAGCGCCAGACGCCGGGCGTGTGCTATCTCGTTGTCATACATCCTGACCTGACCGGTCGCCTGCTGCACTGCGCTGAGATATGTGTGGGCTATCGCCTCGGCGACTGGGTCGTCGGGTGTGTGAGTGTATAAGCCTACATCCCCCAGACCCCCTGTCTCTTTAGGTTCATCGTCTGCGTCACTGCGTAACTGCAATGGCTTGGCAGACTGTACATCTTCCCACCGGGGCAACGCTTCGTCACCATCCCACAGCACTTGATACCTGTTGCTCTTCCATCCTGTCATTGTCTCTTGGTAATCCTTTGGGTTTAGCTGACGCACATACTTCAGTTTCTTGAGCTTCTTAACACTCTGATGCACCGACGTGCGGCTCTTCATACTGCTAACACTCATCAGCGTATCCATAGACGGCCAGCACACACCGTGTCGGTTTGTAAAGCCACACAACGCACCAAGCACACGCAGGTCGGTTTCGTTAAGCTGCCTGTCGCTAAAGCAGCGCATTGGCGCAACAGACCACGGTCGCTTGTTTTCAGAAAGGGATTTCATCATTCAGTTCCTTTTCAGTTCTTGTTCTAACCTTCTCAACAGCAGCTCCGGGGAACATCTCTTTCGCCATTTCTGCCACTTGCCCGGCCTTGTCTTTACGCCAGCCTGACACGATAGCTGCGATCTCATCAATGCTGTAGACCACCATCTCGCGGTTTTCTTTCGCCACCTTGCCCGCCTCATAGTTACTGCGCGTAATCGCCAGCACTTTGCCATCATCCATTGCCGCTTCCCAATACTCACCAGTCAGCGGCTTATGCCCGGCAGCGATAGCAGCCTGCTCAAGCGCAGCCAGCCCACGCAATGTCACAGACACCTGATGCTCAACATCGTGCTGATCCTCAATAGCCTTATTCAACAGATCCATCTGCGCTTCAAATCTACCACGCAATCCCTGTTCAACTAGCCACGGTAATCTATCCACACCCCACTTCGCTTCCATCGCTGTCGCGGCTCGATCATATTCATGCAGCGCATCCTGCATACGACGCATTGCCATCTGACTAGGCGCATAATGTTGTTTGCTTGGTTTGGTCGGTTTTTTAACCATCTTAAATACTCTCCCTGCGATCATTCCCACTGTGTGATTGTGATCCCCTATAGGGGGGATCGCATCTCACACATATGTGATTTGGTATGTGATGGGTATGTGATTGGTGTGTGATTTCAATTACAGCCATCACACATTTTCTCCTAACTCTCTGTTTATCCATACTTTCCCGCCGTCAATCACACACACACCCTTGTTTTGCAGTGCTGCGCGGTCATCTCGGCGCTTGCTTGACGTAAGATCCGGGCATTTATTCTTGTGCAATTCATGCCACCGATCTACTGACATAGCCGTTGCGCTCATATCAATCAGGCCATTCTGCAACGCCTGCAATGCCAGCAACTGACCACTCGTCAGCTTTGCACCACGTTTCTTTTCGGCAGCTTCGACTGGCAATAGCACGGCACTGCTGTCATCTATCAGCGCGACAGGCGTTAGTTCGTAATGTGCGTCGGGTATTGGCTCTGCGTCTTTCATTTTTTCCATCTTCAGCGTCACCCGGCCTTCGCTGCTTGACAATGCCAACACAGTATCGCTTAGACCCAAAAGGGAACTACTGCCTCTCATCCCCCTCGCAGCGTCCTTGCCAGAGTGATGCACGGCTAAGACGGCGCAGTCAGCGTGTCGTTGTATAACGCCGCACATCTCGCCAAACTGCCCCATTGCTGTCGCATCGTTCTCATCTGAGCCGGTTGACGCTAGTGTGCGAGCCACAGTGTCGATCACGATAAGGCTAAACTCTTGCTTGAAATTGTCGATAGTGCGTATCAGCTTGTCGAGTTCCTGCTGGTCAAGCAGCTTGACAGCCATTGGCAGCACATAGAACGGTGCGTCGCCGTGCTGGTCACTGTGTGCTTGCCACGCCCGGACGCGCTTGCCAAGGCCGCCAACGCCCTCTGCGGCTATCACCAAAACAGCGTTTTGCTTTACAGCCCTGCCGTGCCATTCTTGCCCATAGGCAATAGACAGCGCCCAATCAATTGACATGAACGACTTACCAATCCCCGGCGCACCGTACAGTACAGCAAAGCCGTGCCGCGTTAGGATGCCATCCAGCAGCCACTCAACAGGCGGCATATTTTTGAGGTAATCGAGATTGTACGTCTCAAACACGTCAGGCTTCGGCTCTGGTGCCACCTCAACCACTGGCGCTTGCTTCGCTAGTTCCAGCAACACCTTCTTGCCATTGCCAGCCGCCAGCCAATCCACCACATCGCCTTTGGGTGGCAGGCCGGGCAGATCTAGGCGCTTGATCTTGTCCACTGTGCCGTGCAACGCCGCTATCACTGTGTCGGCGTGTGCTTGCCCGGCCTCATCATTATCGGGCAGCACTACAACGTTTCTGCCAGCGAAATACTGGGCAAGCTCCGGCTTCCAGTTCTTTGAGCCGCCGCTGTTGGTCGTGGCGATCAGGCCAAGATCAATCAACGCATCGGCGCATTTCTCGCCCTCGACGATAAACACCGGCG